CCCGGTTCGGCCGAGGCGCGGCCCGAGAGCATCCGGTGCCGGTCCGCCCATTCCGAGACGGTCAGGTCCGGGTCGGGCCGCAGCCCGTTGCCCCAGGCGCGCAGGATTTCGCCCGCGCCGTCGAAGTCCGTCAGGCCATCGCCGCTCTCACCGGAAGTCGGGCCGGACCTCGGCGAGTTCGTCGAGGTGGGCGCGTACATGTTTCTCCAGCACCTTCTGCATCGCGGCCGGCTCCACGGTGATCTGCTGGCCCGTCGCGTCGCGGCACGAGGCAGAGAGCTCGGCCGCCATCAGCGCCGCCGCGCGCGCGGGCCAGGTCACCCACGCGTCCCGTTCCTCCCGCGCCAGCCGGAACACCAACGCCAGCGCGCGGGCCCGCTCGATCAACTCCCCCTTCAGCTTCTGGAGCCGGATGCGCCGCTCCTGCGCCTTCAGCACCTCGTTCGCGGTCTTCGCCTGCAGGAAGGTCGTACCGCCGCCGACCGCCGGGACCGCCAGACCCTGTTCGCGCAGGGTGTCGCCAACCGCGGCCACTGCCGCCTCGGGGACGGGCTTCAGCTTCGGCGCTGGTGCCTTCCTCGTCTTCGACGGGTCCGTCGTCTCGGCGCGCCGCGCGTCGCTGGCGGCCGCGTTGATGCTGCCGTCGGGATAGAGGACCACCCGCTCGGCCGCCTTCGCCTTCTGGATCGCGCCCCGCGACAGCCCGACATGCGCGGCGTACTGGCGCTCGCTCATGCCCTGCATCGATGGCTCCGATTGTCATTTAAGATCATGTGCTTATCGAGTTGATAAGCGCAGCGGAGAGAGCGAACGTCACTCCAACGCAACGATGCAACTCACCAAGGAGCCACCACGATGACCAGCCGCCTGAACCCGATCACCACCCCGCGCCACGAACTCCGCGCCGAAAAGGCCCGGCGCAACAAGGAAGCGGCACTCGCCGCCTTCATCGGCAAGAAGGCGGAGATCGACGAGATGCTCGCCCGCCTGCAGACGCTCAGCGACGACCATTTCAACTGCGCCCCCGACGAGGCGGGCTGGGCGATGGTCGGCACCCTCGAACACTACGCCAGCCTCCTGAAGCGCATCACCGACAGCGCCTTCGGCGAGGGCGAACACGCCCGCTGATCTCCGGCACCGCCGGAACTCCCGCCGCGCGCCCTGCGCGGCTCGGGGTCGTAGAAGGCGCCGCATGACGCGGGCCCGAATACGGAGACGACCCCATGACCAAGCTTTCCGATACCCAAGCCATCATCCTCAGCGCCGCCGCACAGCGCGAGGACCGCACCGCCCTGCCGCTGCCCGAGAGCCTGCGCGGCGGCGCCGCCGCCAAGGTGGTCGGCGCAATGCTCGCCAAGGGCTTCTTGCAGGAGGTTGACGCGGACATGCGCAAGGGCGAGCCCGTCTGGCGCGAAACCGGCGACGGGCACGGCACAACGCTGGTCGCCACCGACGCAGGCCTCGCCGCCATCGGCATCGAGCCCGAGGACGCGAACACCGCGCCTGCGGGCGCGACGGACGTGCCGAACGAACAGCCCGCGCCGAACACCCCCAGCGAACTAAAACCCGCGCCCAAGGCGCGCACGCCGCGCGAGGGCACCAAGCAGGCCACGCTGATCGCCATGCTGCGCGCGCCGGACGGCGCGACCATCGAGGAGATCATGGCCGCGACGGGCTGGCAGTCTCACACGGTGCGCGGCGCAATGGCCGGGGCGCTGAAGAAGAAGCTCGGGCTCGAGGTGACCTCGGAGAAGGTCGAAGGGCGCGGACGGGCCTACAAACTTCCGACAGCCTGAATGTTGCAGCCCCGAACCGGATGCCGCCGCCTTTCGGGGCGGCGGTTTACGTTCGGGCAGAGCCGTGATATGTGCGTTCCCGCGAAAATCATCCCGACTTTGACCCTTATCGCTGGTTCCTCATTCGTGGCCCTCCGGACCGCAGTCAGTCGCATGTCTGCAATTTCCGGGGGAAGATCGATGAACCACAAGCGCAAGAAACCCAGAACCAAGAGCCGCAGCATCGGCGCGTTTCCGAACGGAACGCCGTCGCACTGGAACATTCTGTTTCACAACCGCCCGCGCCGCAGGCGCACCGCGATGACGGCCGTCAGGCTTTTGCATGGCGCCGATCCCGATGTCCTGATCTGGGATCTCGGCAACCACAAACCCCACAAATACTACTGGTGATCTCATGACCGACATTTCCACCGATCACGGCACGGTCTTGCCGCCCGGCAGTTCTGCCCTCGTCGTCTCCGCAGAGGGTGAGTTCTCCTTCTTCCTGCCCGACAACTCGCCCGACACGCCGGTGCCCCGGTTGACCCAGCTTCTCGTGGCCGTGCTGATGCGCAGCGAGGACGAGGACTGGGTCGAGGAAATGCTCGGAATCTTCGAGGATCAGTCGCGAAACTGACCACCGACCCGCATTGCCTCAAACACCCGGCGCAGCAGGAAACTGCGCAGAATCGAGATGATGGTGAAGATAGCCCCGATGACCATCGCGTCGTCGAGACGCGCTGGCAGACCAAACCACGGGAAGACCACCAACTGGGTCGCGACCGCGACGCTGTAGCCGACGATCACGTTGACGATGGCTTCGACCAGCGACATGAGGCGGGACTGTTTCATGCCACCGCCTCATCCATCGACCAGCAATTCAGCCGCGAGAGTTCGCAGCGCATGCGCCGCAACCAGGGGGACCACGCCGTTGCCACAGAGGCGAAGCCGGTCCACCCGATGGGCCAGCCCATCAGCGCCTCGACGAACAGCGGGTTCAACGTTCGGCGCACATCGGAGGTATTCGGCCCAGCCATCGGCGTCACCAGGACCTGGCGGCCAAGCAGGCCGTTCACCGGCGTATTCGCCAGCGTTGTCGCCCCGTCCTTGTGATCCCGCGCCGTCGGCGTCATCCACAGCCCTGCCGAATGCGTCAGGTCGGCCGACCGGCGATTGCCCGCGCTCGGTTTGCAGCCGTCGTTCGCCATCGGCGTCGGCCACATCGCGGCCGTGGTCGCGAGGTTCATCCCATGGTGCCCAGCTTCTTGAGAGGGCGTGGGCTTCGTCTGCCGGTTCTCGTTCGCGCTCGCCCTCGGCGTCGGCCATAGCCGCAACAGTTCCGTCCGGTTCCCGCCGCTTGACCGGGTGCCAGAGCAGGCGCGCGGGGTCGGCCAGCTCGTCCCCCTCGCGGATGGCAAGGATAAAGAGCCGCTCGCGCTTGTGGGGCGCGCCGACTTCCGCCGCCGTGAAGAGGCCTGCCGCAAGGCGGTAGCCCATGCCGACCAGTCCTGCGGCGACTTCGGGGAAGCCGAGGCGGAGATGATGGGCGACATTCTCGAGGAAGACGAAGGGCGGCTCGACCTCACCGATGATGCGGGCGACATGCGGCCAGAGGTGTCGCGGATCGTCCGCACCCCGGCGCTTGCCCGCAACCGAGAATGGCTGGCACGGATAGCCCGCAGTGACGATGTCCACCGCGCCGCGCCACGGGCGGCCGTCGAAGCTGGCAACATCGTCCCAGACAACAGCCTGATCCAGGGACGCGTCCTCCATCCGCGCCACGAGAGTGGCTGCGGCGTAGGTTTCCCGTTCGACATGGCCCACAGCACGATATCCGGGAATGGCGATGGTGAGCCCGAGGTCGAGCCCGCCCGCGCCTGAGCAGAGGGAGAGGCCGAAGAGGCATGCGTCTCCGGCCCCGGAAGCGTTTCCGGAGGAAGGTAAAGCCAGGTCATGCATGTCACGCGGCGGTCTTGCGCTTTCGCGCGGGTTCGGGAGCTGCGTCCATTGCCGAGCCATCGGCCGGGGCGTCGGCATCGTCGCCCAGCCGCTCGGTCCTCACCTGCGCGAAAGTCTGGCCGTCGCCGTCGAGGATCGCGTCGCGGCCGGTCTCGGCCTGCCAACGTTCCACAGCGACATCGACATAAGCCGGGCTGATTTCCATCGCGAAGACGCGGCGGCCATTGGCCTCGCCCGCCATGATCTGCGAGCCGGAGCCGGAGAACGGCTCGTAGCAGAGGCCGCCGCGGGCGACGTGCTGGCGCATCGGGATCCCGAAGGCGTCGAGCGGTTTCGGCGTGGGATGGTCGGGACGGTCGTCCTTGGCGAAACTCGGCAGCGCCCATGTCGAGGGCAGCGTGTCCTCGGCGACCTTTGGCGGTCGGTTGGGGCGGCGCCAGCCCATGAAACACGGCTCGTGCTTCCAGAGGTAGTGCGAGCGGGTCAGAACCCCGCGGTCCTTCACCCAGATGATCTGCTGATGGACGAAGGCACCCGCTTTCTCCCAGCAGGCCTCGAGCATCGCCTGGCGGCGGGAGGCATGCCAGCAGTACCAGGCTGCGTCTTCGGCGATGGCTTCGGCGACCGCCGCAGCGATGAAGCCGTCGTAGAGCTCCGCGCCCTGCGCGGAGTCGTCCCAGGTCGTGCCATAGGACGCCGACCAGTCCTTGTTGCGGGTCGGATGGTTCGAGCCGTCGTAATCGACAAGATACGGCGGATCGGTCGCGAACAGGATCGCCCGCTCGCCGTTCATCAGACGGCGGACGTCGTCGCGGCTGGTCGAGTCCCCGCAGAGGAGGCGGTGGTCACCGAGGATCCAGAGGTCGCCCGTGCGCGAGGCCGGATTGCGCGGCGGCTCTGGGATGGTCACCGGAGGCACCGAGCCCCCGGCGCTACCCTCTTCTTCGCCGCCCTCGACCGGATCGAAGGCCAGCAGCTTGTCGAGCTCGCCGTCAGAGAAGCCCACGAGCGACAGGTCGTAGTCGTCCGCGAGCAGGTCCTGCAGCTCGGCCGAGAGCAGCGCCTCGTCCCAGCTTCCGAGTTCGGTCAGCTTGTTGTCCGCGATGCGGTAGGCCCGCCGCTGCGCCTCGGTCAGATGGCCCAGCACGATCACCGGCGCCTCGGTCAGCCCGAGCTGCGTCGCGGCCAGCACGCGCCCGTGGCCTGCGATCAGCTCCCCGTCCTCGCCGACGAGGCACGGCACGGTCCAGCCGAACTCGGCCATGCTGGCGGCGATCTTGGCGACCTGGTCCGCACCATGCGCCTTCGCGTTCTTCGCGTAGGGCTGGAGCTTGGCCAGCGGCCAGGTCTCGATCTGCTCGGGGGCGAAGCTCAGCGTCATGGTCGGGTGGTTTCCGTCGAAGGGGTGGATACTGGCCGGACTCCGGATTCCGGATGCCGCGCTGGACTCCACGAGGGGTCCGGCGGCGTCCGGGGTATCCGGCCCGAAGGCCAGCGTTCATTGGGGTTGGTGCGGGGGGAGATTGGATCCGGATTCTAGATGGCTTCCCAAAAATCCGGCCCTGACGCTGGCGAAGTCCCGCGCTTCGCCCGCCAGCATACGAAAACGCCCAGGAAGGAACCAAGATATCAAAGGCTTGGCAGTTCGGAGCCCGACTGGTCCCCTCGCTGGACCCCGGAAGCCAGCGACGCGGCCAGTGCCTGCGCGCTCCTCTCCCGAGTATATTGAATCTTTAGCGTTCTGGACGCGATCTGTCTTGGCGTCCGGTGTCTCTCATGAAAATGTCTCGCCCGCGCGACGGCTCTTGACAGGTTCAAGGCGTCACCTTCGCCACCACGAAGTCCATCGACCGCTTCGTTGGAACGCGCTTGCCGTTCAACCGCCACACAATGACCGCGATGCCATACTGCCATCGGCGGTTGGCGGTGGCGCGGCTGATGCCCAGTTCCCAGCAGATCGGCTTCCATGGCTTGCGGTTCGCCCGGAGCCACACAAGGCGCGCGTCGGCCGGGTCCAGCCAACGCAACCACAGCAGCGCGTCGTCGGCTTGGGTGATGTCGCGAGGGCCGGGCTTCGGCCGTCGCATCCGAGGTTCTTGACCGACCTGGTCGGCGAAGCTGTGGAAATACTCGGGCCAGGCGTTGAAATAGGCCTGCGGCTTCACCTCGGGCAGCGACCTAAAAACATCGGCAGCGCTCTCAAGGCGCGCTTCGACAATGGTGGGTGTCCACTCAGCCATGTGCGATCTCCCTTGGCTCGACACGCGGGCCGTAGAGTTTTTCACCCAGCTGGCGGACCAGTTCCTGCTCCGGCCAGGTGAGACGCGGGTCGTCGATGGACACGGCCAATAGCCCATGGTCATGCCAGCCGTCCTGCTTGACGCGATCTGGATCACGGCGGGTGCCACCATAGCCTCGGGGATACCACCTCATGCGACACCCCCGTTCGTTTCGATCGCCCAATGCAGGATGGCGATGGCATCCGCCTCGTTGTCATCGGCGGGACCGAACCCGCGCGCCCGCGCGGCCGCGATCATCGCCTGCTTGTCGGCGTTGCCCTTGCCGGTGGCATGGCGCTTGATGGTGCCAACCGGAACGCCCTCATAAGGGATGCCGCGGAGTTCGGCCCATGCCGTGAGCGTGGCCATCAGCCCGCCATAGACATGGGCAGCGTCCGTTCCGACATGGCGGCGGACTTCCTCGAACCAGATCGCAGCGATGGGGCCTGATAGCCGGTCGACCTCGGTCAGCCAGTTGGTGAAGCGAAGATACCGCATACCGCCGCCGTCGAACCGCCCGGGGCGAAAGGACGTCGTGCCAGAGGTGATCAGGCCGTCATGGCCACGCAAGGCCCAACCTGTCGTTGTCCCGAGGTCGAGGGCAAGGATGCAGGACGTGGAAAGGCGCCCCTGTTCGAGGTGCAGATCCGCAGTCTGGATGGTCGGCGTCATGTTGAAGGCTCACCTGAAACGTGGGCCTTCGGCTTTGGTCATGGGCAGAGAATCATGACACACGCACCCATTCAAGAAAAATGCGCCAGACGATGCTTCTGTCCCACCTGGTCTCGGGTTGTCCCACTTGCCGATCAAAGTGGGACGCCAGATTTTCCTTTCAAAACAAGGCGCGTCCCACCTGTCCCACTTGTCCCACCTTTTTCCCTACGTCGCATGAGGAAGAATGAGGTCGAGGGGGATGTATGTGCTCCATATGGGAAAGAGAGAAGTTGGCGGTCCAAGTGGGACAGGTAGGACAGGATTGATTTGAAATGGTTTTTTCTGTCCCACCTTGGGCTTGAAGTGGGACAGGCCGCGAAGTGGGACAGCGGCAAAACGAAAAAGGGCACCCGGTTGGATGCCCCCTCGATGCCTGCCACGGCCATCGCGACGTCAGCCGCGCGGCGACCTGCGGTAACGCCATTCGCGGGTCGCACCCGCTCCGCTGCGGTATCGCTCCCAATCCCGCGACTTCAGCCAGGCCCCCACGCGCATCTGGTCGCCCTTGGTCCATTTCGCGGGCTCGATGCCGAGCGCGCATTCGAGGATTTCGCCCACCGACACGTCGTGGATCGGCTCGGGACGTTCGAACTCTTCATCCTGCCAATCATCCCAGCCCGCATGGCCGTGATTGACGCTGCGGGTGTCGTGGGTCAGCCAGCGGTCGATCCGCGCGTCCCAGGCATCCGCCTGGTAGCGTGCCTCCTGCGCGGCGGCGGCTTCCGAAAGGATCGCCGGATCGTCGATCCACCAAATCGCGCCTTCGCGGAAACGGTGGACGGCTTCGGCCCAGAGTTGATCCCGATCGCGAGCGATTGCGGCGATGTCGATGCTTCCACAGCGTAGCGGCCAGAAGCGGCGGTTGCCGGTTTCGTCGCGCAGATAGGTGTCGGGGTTCACGGTGCCCGCGAAGACGCATTGGCGCGGCACCTCGACGGTGTAACGGCCGTAGGGCGGGCGGAAGCGGTCAGTGGTGCGGGTCAGGAAGGCCTTGATGCGCGAGACCTCGGCCCGACCGATGGCGTCGAGTTCGGCAATTTCCACGATCCAGACGCCCTGCATGTGAATGGCCGCGTCCTTGGACCCGAGCTCGGGCAGTTCGTCGGTGAACCAGTCCTCACCCGCCAACACCTTGATGGCTGTCGATTTGCGCGCGCCCTGCGGCCCTTCGAGGATCAGCATATGATCGGCCTTCACCCCGGGCCGGTAGATCCGGGCCACGGCCGAGATCAGCCAGAGCGCGCCGATGGTGTGATGGAAGGCTGTCGGCGTGGCACCGAGATAGGTGCTGGTCCAGGTCTCGATGCGGGGCGTGCCGTCCCATTTCAGGGTGTCGAGCCAGTCGCGAACCGGATGGATGCGCAGGTCGCGGGCCACCGCGCCGACACCCCGGCTGACGACCATCGGGGCCACGTTGAGCCCGCGCAACTGCAGCCATTCGGCGGTGCGCACATCGTCGGCATCGTCCCAGGGGCGCGGAAATCGGATGGCCGGATCATCCCATGGCAACGGCTGACGAACCACGATGGATTGGGCAAACTCGTCGAAGGCCAGAAGCCCGGCAAAGACTGGATCCGAGGACAGGGCGATGATCACATTGGCCTCGTTGCGCTCGGGCGTGCCGGACAGATCCTGACACAGCCGTCCGAACCAGGCGGGCCGCGCGATCCGGCCCTGCGGATCGCCCGTCGCATGCACGCGGCGGCGCAGTTCCGTCAATTGCTTGTCGAGGATGGACATGGAGATGCCGGTCGCAGTCTTGATCCGGGCAAGGATCTGGCGTTCGGGCAGCGGATCGAGCCGGGCCAGCGCAAGGCGACCGAGAAGGCTGGAGAGTGCCGCGAGTTCGGGCGGGTTGGTCAGCGCCTCGGCGGCGGCAATCAGAGCGTCCGGATCGCCAGGCGTCGGAGCTGCCACTGTCGTCATGGCCTCAATACCGACCGGCTCGTCTGCCGAAATCTCCGGGCGATAGTCGGACGCACGCGCCCCGCGCATCAGATCGTCGTTGAAATCATCGCCATGCAGCGGGAGCACGATCTCGTTCGGAATGTCGGCCCGGTTCAGCCGATCCGAAAGGGACGCGGCAGCCTGACGGCCGGCATCGCCAGCATCGGCGTAGATCGTGACCCGTGTCGTGCCCGTCGGCCACTGAAACCGCGCGAGCCCGTCGGCAGAGAGCGCCGCCCAGACCTCGGTCCCGAACAGGGCATGCGCCGCTAGGGCGGTCTCGATGCCTTCGGCAATGCCGAGATGGCCGTCCGCAGGCATGGCGAACAACCGCACGGCCGCTTCGGCCACCGAACCCAGCATCTTCTTTCCGGCAGGCGCCTTGGCACTGCCGTCGTCCATGAGGAAGGTCCGGTGGATACCCGGCGCGCGGGTGCCGTCCGCCAAGCGTGGCAATGCGATCAGCCCCGGCCAACCGCGTCGCGTGTCGAAATCCGGCAGGTCGGGGTGGAACAGCAGATCCGGGCATCCCGGATCGGCAACGCCGCGGATGCGGAGGTAGGTTTCGCCGGACGTGCCAGCGAGCGGCTGTGCGCCGTCGATCAGTCGCGCAATCTCGCCGGTATGATCGGGTTTCGCGCGTGGCGCGTTTCGGGGCGCGGGATGATCCATTCCGGCAATCCGCGCCGCCTCGTCGAAGAGCGCGCCATCGCAAAGCCCGGTCGCCTGCGCGATCAGATCGATGGGCCCGGCGCTTTCACCGGTGGCATAATCGAAACCCCATCCGGCATAGGGCCCGTCAAGGTGGATGGTACAAGACCCCTCCTTGCGCGGCGGGCGGCCGGACAGGTCGGCACAGCGCAAGGAACGACGGTCGCGCGCGATCCGTGCCTCCGGGAAGATGCCGGGGAGCCAGTCGCCTGCGGTCGCGGCAAGCCGATCCTTCACGGCCGCCAGATCGTGGCGGGCCTTCGGCGTGCCGACATCGTTTAGATCGATCATCGTGCCCCCTCAGGCCAGAAGGACGAGCCCGCGCTCGGCGCGGGTGATGGCGGTATAGAGCCAGCGGCGGCGGTCGATCTCGCTGCGGCCCAGCCCATCGTCCCAGACGATCACATTCTCCCACTGCGACCCTTGCGCCTTGTGGGCGGTGATCGCCCAGCCGAAGGTCGCCTCGGTCAGCTTACGCTTTTCCCGCCAGTCGCGGTCATGGCGCTTGGCATCGAAGGCGATGTGATCCTCGAAATGCCCCTTGTAGATGCGCAGCCGGCCGGGGCGGCCGTCGCTGTCGAAGGGGGAGACCCGGCGCCCGTCCTCGTCATGCACCACGGCCGAGAAATAGAGGCTGCCCTCATCGACGATATCCTCGAGGGTCAGGAACATGCCGTTGATAAGCCCGAGCGAATTGTCGTTCTTGAGGCAGATGATCTTTTCCGCCGCGCCAGTGGGCAAATACGTCCCGCCAAGGCCAGCCGCCGCGCGCATCGCATTGTTGATCTGCAACCGTGTCGCGTTCAGCCCGCAGATCAACTGCCCGCCGCGCAGCGCCTGTTCCGGCGAAATGTCGCCCTTGCGCATCTTGGCGACATGGGTGTCGTAGGTGCCAAAACCGATGGGCTCGCCCATCCGCGCCATGGTGGCGAGACGGATGATCGCGCTCTCAGTCGCCTGACGGTGGATCTCGGTCAGCATCACGTCAGGCGCATCGCGGGTGAAGGCACCTTCGCCCTTGATGGGCGGCAACTGACCCGGATCGCCCAGAACGAGGATCGGCTTGTCAAAGCTCATCAGATCGCGCGCCATTTCCTCTCCCACCATCGACACCTCGTCGAGGACGATCAGCCTTGCATCCGCCGCATCGCTCTGCGGGTTCAGGGCGAAACGGGGATGCTTCATCGCCGAGAGCGCCTGCCGCATGGCCTCGATCGCGGCCTCGGCCGTGGTGCGGTCAAAACCGGTCAGCCGCCGCGCGGCAGTCTCGGCCTCTCGGACCTTCTGCGCTGCGGCCTCGATTTCCGTTTCCGTGGCCTCGATCACAGAATAGATCAGGCTGTGGATGGTGCGCGCGGGCGTGCCCTTGCGCGTCAGCACCAGCGCCGCCTTGCCTGTGAAGGTGGCGGTAACCACACCCGGCACGCAGGTGCCGTCCTTCGCGCCGCGATGAGGCGACAAGCCAAGCTCATCGAGCGCGAACTTCAGCACCGTGCTCTTGCCCGATCCGGCATAGCCAAAGAGCCGGAACACCTGTTGCGTGTCCGTGCGGTTCTCGAACCAGTCGCGGACCTCGGCGATGGCGGCGGCCTGCGCTGCCGATGGGGTGAATTCCGTCATGCCTGTCGCGCCTCCACCGCAAAGTCCTTCACCACCCCGCCGCGCGCGGGATCGCCCACTTCGCATTGGCGCACGAAGATGCGCCGACCATCCGGCAACTGGCGCCAATGCCCCCGACGCAGGTGCCAGCGCGGGCTGGCATGACTGCCGCCGAGCGGTTCGGATGCGGCGCGAAGCCGGGCCGGATCGATGGCGACCTGATGCCAGGTCCAGCCGCGCACGCCATCCCGCGCGAAGGGTTTGCGCTTGATTGGGGCGATCTGCCGTTCGCCGATGCTTGCAGCGGATGCGAGGATCGCTAGCCCGCGCCAGACGATGGCGGCCGCCGCCTGACCACTTTGTTCCGCCAGCCCTGTATTGCGGAGCGCCGGATTGGTGGCGAATTCAGCGATTCCGCCATCGGCGATCCGGACATGGGCATGAATGTCGGTCCAGCGTCTGGGGCTGCGCCACCGGGCGAGCCAGACCGCCTCGATGCCGTCTTCGCGCTGCCGGGCATAGACGATCTGGCTGCGGATGGTCCGACTGCGGTCGGCCAACTCGAAAATCGTCTCGGGGTGCGGCAGCCGTTGCGGACCGGCCGCGAGGCGGCGAGCCAGCGCATCGACGTCGTCGGAATCGAACTGCGCCTGATCGGCGAAGCGCCAGACCGGTGCAAACTCGAACCCTTCGAGCAGGTCCGGCAGCCAGAAGCGCGCGCGATGGGCGCGGACGATGCGCTTGAGATCATATGCGTCGGGGATCATCGCCTGGGCTCCGCCCGTTCGCGGCTGAAACGCTCCACTGGAGCGTTTCCGGGACGCCGCTCACCCCAGCACCGCTCCGCCCATGCGCAGGGCGCGTGCCACTTGCCACCGGCCATGCCGCCCCGGCAGACGACGGCCGTGGGTTCGGTCGCCGCCCGGGGCAACCATTCGCCCGCCTCTGATGCCTGCACGACCGTGACCGCGCGATCCGACATCTCCTGCGCCAAGCGGGTATCGAACGGCACCATTTCCGTGTGCAATTCCATCGTGTCGCGGTTCAGCGCGGTGAAGAGCGCCGGGTTGGGCAGGTCCATGTAGGCCTGATAGAGCGCGATCTGGGCGGCATAGACGGGGCGTGCGATGCTGACGCCACGCTTGACCACATCCTTCCAGCTCGACGCGCCGAGCGCCTTGTTCTCCCAGAGCGCGGGATAATCCATCGCCAAGGGGCCCGAGACGAAGCAGCCGTCGATATGGCCCTTGAACCGGCCCGCCATGGCCGCGAAGCCGAACTGGCGACCATCGGGGCGTTCGGCGCGCAGATCGAACCCGGCAATCCGGAACCAGCCCGCGACAATGTCCTCGGCCCGATGGCCTGCCTCGAAGATCCGCAGGATGCGCGGTTCGAATTCCTGGCCTTCGTCCTTGGGAACGGCGAGGTAGTCATACTGGATCTGGCGCAAGCAGTCGCGCCCCAGCCCCGAGGAACTGACATAGGTGCGAGGGCGCTCGGCGCGATTGCGTGCCGTCAGCGCGACATCAATGGCGGCCGATACGGCGGTGGCAATCGGTGGACGCGGCGCGTCCTGGCCATAGAGGCAACCAGAGCCATGGTTCAGGTCGATCATTGGTCACGCTCCCAGAACCCGCCAGCCTGCGCGATGCAGGTCAGCTTGTGATGCTGGGTCTCGGTCAGCCGGGCGTGCGGGCCGGATGTCTCCAGCTTCTGGCGCAGGCTCTCGCAGAACTCGACCTCGAAGTCGGTGATGGCATTTGCCGTCGCGGCGGCAAGAAGGTCGGCCCAGGGGGCGGTCTCATTGTTCAGATCGATCATGACGACCTCCTCAGAACGGAATCGGATCGTCATGGGCCGTGCCGGTGCGCTCCTTGCGCGCGCCTTGCGCCAACATGCTGTCGACATAGCCGGTGACGGCCGCCTCGATCAGCCGGTCGATATCCGCGGCCGTGCGATGGAAGAAAGGCTCCATGAGCCCGAGGTCGGTCAGCGCTTCGGCAAAGAGCGCCCGCGCGTCGCGGATCGCTTGTGCCTCGCGGGCGGTCTTGTCGATCATGCCATTCATCCTTTGGGCGATTGCGCTGCCCACGTCCTGACAGCGGAGCGAGCAGAAGCGGTGATAGGGATAGCGGTCGCGCTGGAGGCGGTGGACGTAGCCGAAGCCGCGGGCTTCCCGCGCGCAGACGGCGCAGAGCGCTACCCCAGCAGGAAATTCGCGATCGGGTCCTCGGGCGGCCAACCCGCCCGCTGGAGCTTCTCGGTCTGCATCACGATCCAGCGCGAGATCGCATTGCTGGCCATGGCCTCGAGGTCGCCGAGGGTAAGGCTTGCGATGGGTTGGTGCAGTCTTCCTCGGGCCTCGAGCCATGTTCCGATCTCCAGCGCGGCGGCGCGCGTCACATGCGCCTGCCATTCGTCGGGGGTCATGGGCCGGTCTGCCGGCCCATCCCCATCGGGCTCGGCGGCAGGCGACCCTGCGGACCCACCTGACCGCCGCTTCCGCCGCACCTCAGCCATTGAGCCACGCGGGCATCGCCGGGGTGCCCGGTGCTGCGGGTGCCGGTGTTTGGGGCGTGGCCGGTGCAGCGGGTCCGGTCTGTGCGCCCCAGGTCGGAGCGGCCGTCGCAGTGGGCTGCGGTGCCGCGCCCCATGCCGGTGTCGGCGCCTGCCAGCCCGGCGCCGCGACGCTCGCGGCCTTGCGCGGCGGGGCGTTGACGGGTTCCGGCGGGACGGTTTCACCGCGCATGATGGCGGCATGGCTAGCGTCGTCGGGCAGAACGACGTTGGCGATGCGGTTCTGGTCGCGATATTGCGGGTTCGAGGCGGGCTCCACCATGATGCGAGCGGCAAAGACGATGCCGTCGAGATGCTTGAGGCCGGGCAGCACCCGCTTTGCCTTGGTCGCCGGGGTTTCGTCGCGGGGATCGAGCCCGAGAGCGCTGTCGACCATGGCGCGAAACGTGGATTTCGAGATCTTCCAGCCGATGGACTGGCCTTTCTCGTCAAGTTTTCCGCCTGCCACGGTGAAGCTCTGCCAGAACTTGCGGCGGGCATGCGGGCCTTCGACCACCGTGAATTCGCAGTCGAGCATGCGCGCATCGCTGGACTGCGAGGCCTTCAGCAGCCCCGCATCCATCGGGGTTGCGCCATTCACCCCGCCGGGGCGGATGGTCAGGCGGACCTTGGCGAAGGTGCCGTCCGGGATCAGCTCGCCGATGGGGGCCATCTGAGGCTGGGCGTCGTTCAGATCGTAGCTCATGTCAGTTCCTTTCAAGGATCAGGAGGCGAAAGCGGGGTGATGGGGGGCGCGGCCGTCGATCCGCGCGAGCAGCGCGCCGAGGTCGGGCGGTTCGGTCAGGTCGAGACGGCCGGAGCGGTCCTTGGCGGGAAGGCCCCAGGGATTGCCGGACTTGCAGACAAGGCGGCGGTCGGTGGCGGTCTCGTCCAGCACCCAGCCGCCTTCGGCATCGCGGGCGAAGAGCTGCATCGAAACCACCTGGTCCACGATGCCGGGCAATTCCCGCCCGGCCTTGCTGCCTTCCATCTGCGGCTGCCAGGTGACGGCGCCGAAATCGTCGGTCACCTTTTCCAGCACGCCGACGAAGATCACGGTCTTGCCGCGTGCATGCTGTAGGTGCTTCAGCGCCTGAATGACCTCGCGCCCCAGAAGCCCATAGGCGCCCCGGACATCCGGCTTGCCGGTCCGGTCCGAGAAGGCCTCGGGCTGCTGGCGGGCATAGGCCATCGCCTGCCGGGTCAGATCGGTGATCGAGTCGACAAAGACGATACGGCGCGCGGCGAGGAAGGCCTCGATGCCGCTGTCGCGGTGCTGGGCCTGCAGCCACGCGTGCCGTTCGGTCCCGTACCAGGACTGCGGATGTTGCGCGGGGTCCGGCCCGCCGATCAGCACCGCCAGATCGCGGAAGTCGGTGAAGCTGCGCACCGGGATCGACGCGCCGCGCCAGTCCTGCACCGATTTCATGCCAGCCTCGAGGTCGAGGCAGACGGTTTCCTCGGCAGGCAGGGACTTCAGAAGCGTGGTCTTGCCCACGCCGGGCGGGCCGAAAATGGCGAGCGAGGTCTTGTTCTCGGCGGCCGAGAG